TTACGTCATCAAAAACTGATGATGCAGTGGTTTCTTCAAGTTGCTTTTTCAACTGAATATTTTTTTCCATCTGCTCGTTCACTTCGGTCTCTAGTTCCTCTACCTTAGTTGCTAACTCGTCAACTAAGTCTACTTTTTCTTCTGGGATATCAATATAGTTTTCTGTAAACAGATTACGCAGACCAACCATGAAGTTCTCGACAATCTCAGCACGAATGCCTTGTTCAACTGCGAGTTCATTTTCCTTCATCCACTCTTCTGCGACATACTCAAGATAGTCGTCGAGTTTCTGTGACATTGACTCTACGATGTCTTCTTTTTCTGCTTCAAGTTCTGCTTCCATGTCAACTGTTACGTTTTCAAGGATTTCATTTACTTTAGAAACAACAGCAGCTTCGAATACTGTAGTTGCTTTAGAAACAAATTCTTCTGATAGATCTTGTCCACCAAAAATAGCACTGATGTCTTCTGAAACATTTAGATCTTCTGCAGTGATCTGCTGAATCTCTTTGATTGATGTTACTAAATCAGTTTCATCGATTTCGACATCTTCACCATACATTGCCATGACTTTACCATAGCTTGATTTGATCTGTGCTTTAGATTTACCTTTCATTGCATCTACCATGGCATTAATCATTCCGACTTTAGTGCCCGGTACTTTAATGTTAGATGAACCTTGTGCCATACCTTTTTTAGGATCTACTTTCTTGCCGTCTCCACCCGGTGCCTTTGCATCTTTTGCAACAGGATCAGGAATTTCTGACGGATCTCCCATAGATGCCTTTTTTGCTTCGTCGAGATCTTGTTCTTGAATCTCTAACTCTGCGTCTTGGACTTCTTGATCAAAGTCCTGTGTCTGAACTTCTGACATTGGATCACTCCTCTGTGTGTTATTTTATTGTTAATATTTATAAAAAACTAAAGTTTATTAAGAAAATCTCTAAAAACTCTTAATTGTGCTTCTTCAAGATCTTTCTTACTAGACTTTTGAATTTCTTCCTTATAATCAGCAATCTGTGCCTCACGAATAACACCGTTATCCCATACCCATTCCTTTCCTTCCATAATGCCATTTACAAATGCGTCAGGTGCTGATGGATCTGCAACTATATCTGCGGCAGTCGCAAGATAAAAATCTGACTGCACTACACCAACACCATCTCTGGATGGTTTCACTGATCCCATCCCACGTGAAGAAACACCTAACTGCCCACCATCTTTAATCAATGATTCGACAATTTTTCCGTATGGTGTTTCAGTCATGATCTTTGCTTTACCCATAAAGTTAGAACCATCTCGTTCCAACTTAGTAATCATGTGCGAAACTCTTTCGAGATTGATAGTCGGACCACTTGGATGCCCGAGTTCACCATATGCACGGTTCTTTTCAATATACTGATCGTTATATCTTTTTACTTCTTTTTCTAGCACGTCAGCAGGATACATGCGACCATTACGGTTCTTGATGTCACCCTGCATAAAGACACCTTCGATGAAGAGGTTTTTCTTACCAGTTGCTTCATCTAATGTTTCTGTGACGTAGTTGACTTCTTCGTTTACTTCGCATATAAGTTTCATGTTAGTTCCTACTGATTGTCGTAATATGTTTTAGAGAGCTCACCACGTACCGTAGTCTCTCCGGTTTTTCTGCACTTAACATAAATCTGTTCTGTCACCCCTGATGGTCTTGTAAAACTTCTCACACCACTTGCAGTTGTTCCATTTGCATCTGAGTATGTGTCTGATGCAGTTGCGGCATTATCATATTCCCATATGCCACCAGACCCTGCTACTGCGACAAATGCCATATTACTTCTTCCCACCAAACGCAAGATCCATCAACTTAATAATTGCTGATGGTGATTTCTGTATGGCATCGATCATTTTCTTTTTATTCTGATCGTTTACTTTATTATAAACTTGAACCATTGCATTAGCAGTTTGCATATCAATTAACTGTGTGCTACCGTTGTCAAACTTAACTTTTTTAGCACCTTTAGTTTTTTTAATATTTTGAATAGCATCCCAAACGGAACCTTCCGATAACTCAGAGTCCTCGTCTTCTTCGGTATACTCAGTTTCTTCTTTTTGAATAGTACCATCAAAAACGTGATTTTGTCCCGGAACAGGTGTGTAATCTGTTTTCGAAACAGTATGCATATTTGCGAAATCTTTTTCGCCTTTAGCACGAGGTTCAAGTGTATCCTTGTCTGATCCTTTGCCTACAACGTAGTCCTGTGCAGGAGCTGCGTTTTCACGGACAAACTTACTGAACTTCTTGATCGACATCTTCTTCCCCTTCGGTTTCTAGTTCTTCGTCTGAGATTTCAAATTCTTCTTCAGGTTCTTCATCTGACATAAAATTTGTAGCGACACTCATTTTTTTAAGTTCAATTTGATCTCTAACTTTCTGTGTTAGCATAGCATCAATTGCACTTTTAAAGTCACCCGCTTGTCCACTCATTGCCATACGAATAGCATCTTGTGTTGTTACGTCAGTCATAATAATCTCCTGTAATATATTTGTTACACACTATTTATACATTTTCATCATCTTGAGAATTTTGATCGTCATATTCGTCGTCAGTACCCTCTTTGGACATCTCTTTGTCCAACTGCTTAATATCTTCATCCGTCTGCATTAATACATTCTTACGCACCCACGCAATAGAATAATATCTACCAACATATTCGTCCATGTCTCTGAGGATGTTGATTCTGTTTTGCAACAATTCTGCATCTTTTAGTTCAGAGAAATGGTTGTCTTCCAAAAAGTCATAGTATACTTGAGGTTTGATTTCATTCCATTCTTCTTTAGTGATTACTCCCTTGAGTAGAAGTTGTTTTTCTAATAGTGTATTAAACAATTCACTGAATCTATTTCTCAATCGATTCACAAATTTGGAAAACTTCAATTCATCACGAGTGATTTCTGACGAACGTCCCAAGTTAAACTGTCCATCTGCTTCCATACGTGATGTCGGAACATTTAATGACTCATAGAGTTTTTTGCGGAAATACAAAACGTCTTCGATCTCACCAAGGTTCTGTCCACCCGGCAGTGTAGAAATTTCAGTTCCTTTTCCACCTTCCCGACGAGGTAACCAATAGTCTTCAAGCATTGTGAGAAACTTGCGATCATCTCTGACTTCACCAGTGTTAGCATCATAGACTAACTTATTCTTATGCTTGGTCATCATATCACGCAAATACTGTTCTGCCTTTGCTTTTGGCAAGTTACCCACATCGATATAGAAAATACGTCTTTCAGGTGCACGTGCGAGACGGTAGATAACCGTTGCATCTTCTAGCATACGGAGTTGATTGAGGGGTTTGATTGCTTTGTGCAGATGAGAGAGAACCATAGTATTCTTCTGATCCATCAGTCCAGAGTGTGTGTATGCAATAGATTCAGGTGCAATTTTAACACCTTGATTCCCTGCGTTGACACCTTTTGATGAATAGATAAAATATTCATTGTATCTCTTGGCAATCACTTCTTTTTGAGATACTGCTTGCTGATTCTTTTTTCTCTCTACACGAATTTTTTTAATTTTACGTGGATCGATATATCTAAGCTCTTTGATACCGTCTCTTGGTTTTTCTTCGTCCAACATGATGTGATAGTATATACGACCATCCACATACCAGTTTTTAAAGATTTCGTATCCACGATTATTGAAATTCAATAAAGATAAAATTTCATCAAACTCTTCTGTGATCCGAGTTTTCATACCCGCACTTAATTTGTCGACATCATCGAGCACAATGTTAACTGGGTTTTCGTGTTCGTCGGTAACAATACACTCATTGATAATATCATCAACAGCACGTTCACATTCTGGTTGAAATGCCATTTCACGATATCTAGTGATTAATGCGGATTCTGTTTTTGCTGTGCCATCTAAGTCTACGGTAGTGCCAAAAACACCACCTTCATTGACAGTGATAGCACCGTCAAGGTTTTGCGGGGGAGCAAAACTTTTGATGGATGGTTTGTCTTTTTCGGGGTCATCTTTCCCGATTTTAAAACCAAATAATTCGATTGCCATAATAGATCCTTTGCGAAAGTTGTGGGAGCAACAGTACTATTTATTACTCCCACATCACGATCATTTTCGATTAAACCGCAATACTACCAGTAGTTCCACCAGAAACTTGCCAGTAATCATATGCCCAAGTTACATCAAACTGTTCTACTGAATCCGCAGTGTCCCAATCTACAGTAATTGCTTGGACATCTAGAGGATAAAGACCGACAAACTCATATACTCTGAGGATTTCACCTGTCTTGCCATAGTGAGTTACTTGTGCAGTTGATTTATACAAGTTGGGTGCTGAACCACCTGCGGCATTAAGATTGCCCGCATGAGTATTGATTGCGTTAGACCACTGTTCCACTGCATTTCTGATTGAAAAATCTTCATCATTAATGATGGTTGTTGCCCAATCTGCAAATGTTCTAGTACCTGCAAGTTTAATCTTCCTGCCAAAATATCCCTGTTCAATCGTTGTTAGTGTCGATGCAGGGATATTTGATGCTTTCACCATAAATGGTGTAATCGCATCTGCCGCTCCATTGATAGGATTCGTAATTTGCACTTGGAAGAGTGATGGTCTAGCACCACCACCCTTTAGAGCACCTGCAAATTCGTTTACGTTAAACGCCATTTTAGTTCTCCTGTTTTATCTCTATTTATCCCGCACGTCCACGACTTCGGAGAATTCTACTCCGGTTCTTACTGCGACAAAGTTAAGTTGGATAAAGTTGATAGAACGAGCAGGTTTAATGTAGATATCACCCACGAACTCATTGCGGTCAATTACTTCACCTGTGTTGTTTGTGCCGTCACAAACCACTACAAAGTCAGTGATACCACGTCTACCTTGTACGTCACGCAAGAACGGTTCTACTAAGTTCTTAAACTGTGAACGTGTAAACTCATCGTTGAACTCAAACAATGTAAACTTAGCTGCCGTTGAAATTGCTTTTTCCAAGACGATAAACAGTCTACGAACGTTAATCCTGTCGAAAGCAGATGGTTTGCTCAACATTGTCTTGTCACCAAACAAGACTGTGCCTTGTCCGGGGAATGTTACGACAGGGTTGATACCTTTTTTGTACAACTGATCTCTATCTGCTTTAGTTGGATTGAATGCTAACTTAATTGTATTCTTAACATTGCCTCTATTAAATCCTGCAGGTGAGTACCATGGATCACGAGTTAAGTCAGTTTGTACCATTAAACCTGCAGTATCTGCATTGAGTGGTACCCAAC